GATATAGTGAATGGGGGAACATTGGTTATTACAATGGGAAATAAACCGAATAAGGATTTTGGGGCGAATATGGATTGTCGTCCGAAATCCGCTATTAAATAAAGTGTTATTAATAATTTAAAGTTTTAATGTCATGGAAAAGAATGATTACAAAAAGATTGTAGCATCTTGTTTTTGCAGCATGATGCTGGTTTCGAGTGTTTGGGCACAGGAAAGTGATTTGTATGCCGGGGGTACTGGGTCAAAGTCAGATCCCTATTTGATTGAGACGGAAGCTCAGTTCGATGCTGTACGCGAGAATCGGGGCTCCTATTTTAAATTGATGGCCGATTTGGATTTTGCTTCTTATGAAAAAGAAGGCGGTTGGTGGCCGTTAGGAGAATGGGGAAGCGGAGATGGTTCGGACCAACGTTTTAGCGGTACGTTTGATGGTAATGGGCATAAGATTTCCAATTTGATGGCTAAGCATGGAGATGATACCGGTGCGCATGATATGAGTGTTTTCGGCGTTGTTGACGGTGGTACGATTAGAAATTTATTGCTTGATAATGTGACTGTCATTGGTGGCGGGCGTTTAGGTATCTTGACGGGATTAACTCGTAATGCTACGATTGAGCAAGTGGGAGTTATCAACAGTTCTTGTTCGAACATTGGAACAGGTTCTAATTCCAGCGGCCTCGTTGGGCCTTGTGCCGGTACTACTGTAATCACAGACTGTTATACGGCCGATTGTAATGTAATGGCTAAGTCTACTGATGGTGAGACCGGGGATGCCGTAGGTGGAATCGTTAGTTCTGGAAATGCCACAGTGATGTATTGTTATTCGACTTCTACTATCGAAGGTAAAACCAATGTCGGTGGTATTGTCGGTGCTAATGATGGTGGCGCGGTTATTTCCTGTTTGTCTTTGAACAAGGATATTATAGGCGAAGTCGAAGTGACACATCGTGTTGTAGGAAAGAGAAACGGTGGAGATGTTTCTGATAATTATGCGCACTCTTCGGTTTTATTGAATGGTCAAGCCGTAACAGAGGGAACGGGAATCGATACCGATAATGGAGAAACGGTAGAGGAACTGACCGAATCGTTTTATGCAGACGATATGGGTTGGGATTTTGATGAAATATGGACAATAGATCCCACTATCTCTCCTTATCCGGTATTTAAATGGCAAACAAGCACAAGTGGAGTTACAAATGTCGAAAAAGCCGCTTATAACGTTTATGTGACTACCGACGGTATCCGAGCAGAAGGTTTGAATGGAAATGAAATGATCTATGTCTATACGACGAATGGTGTGTTGGTGGCTAAACAAATAGCTGAAAATACAATAGAGAATATTTCTTTGACCGGAAAAGGTATCTATGTAGTCAATATCGTTTCAACCGGAGCTTCCCAAGCATTTAAGGTTGTAAAATAAAAAATCAAATAGGAGAGGATTCGCTTAGTCGGTCCTCTCCTTTCCTATCTTTTTTAAATTCTAAAATTGCAATTGCTTGTTAAGGAAATGGTTGAATAACAATAATCTAACAGGACGCATGAAAAAAAACAATTTCTTTTATATGGAAAAGGCGGTTTCAATGCTTTCCCATTATTCTCATTCATTCCTATTTTTATTTTTTGTTGTGGTAGGCTGCGCTACGGTTTTAGCAGAAAATGATCAACAGCAGAAAATTTCAGGGGTAGTGAGGGATCAGTCCGGGGAACCTTTACCCGGGGTTAATGTCGTAGTGGTGGGAACTAATACCGGTACGATGTCGAATATAGACGGTATTTTCAATTTGAATGTATCCGGTGACAAATTGGACAAAGCGGAATTGAAATTCTCATTGATCGGCTTTGCTTCGAAAAATGTTGCCTTGAAGGGAAAAACCGTAGTGAATGTGACTTTAAGTGAAGATGATCAGATATTAGATGAAGTAGTGGTCGTAGGTTACGGCACACAGAAAAAAGCTACTTTAACAGGAGCAGTCAGTACGATAGGAACAGATGAACTGACCGTTACACCCACTTCGAATGTCCAAAATATGTTGGCCGGTAAATTGCCGGGTGTGCGTATTCAACAACGTACGGGAGAGCCGGGTAGTTATGATGCCAAGATGGATATCCGTGGATTGGGTACTCCTTTGGTCGTTATTGATGGTGTCGTAAGAGAGGTGTCAGATTTCCAGCGGTTGGAAGCTAACGATATCGAGAGCGTGTCTGTATTGAAAGACGCATCTGCCGCTATTTATGGTATGCGTGCATCGAATGGCGTGTTATTGGTGACGACTCGTAAGGGTGAGAGCGGTAAGACCCGAATTGATTATACCGGAAGTTTCGGTTTCCAGAATCCGTCGGGCTTGCCTGATGTTTTGGATGCTGCTCAATATGCCGAGCTTGTTCGTGAAGCTGATAAAAATATGGGTAGAGGTATTAATACCACTTTCACGGAAGAAGATGTAGCTCGTTTCCGCCGGGAGGGAGGAACCGACTGGTATGATTTGGCTATGAAAAATTTGGTCCCTCAAACCCATCACAATGTAACGGCCAGCGGAAGCGGGAAGCGTACACAATATTTCCTTTCTTTTGGTTACTATGGCGAAGACGGTATTTGGAAAACCGGCGATTTAAATTACCATCGTTATAATATCCGTTCCAATTTGAGTTTCGATGTTACAAAAGATTTGAAAGCCGAATTGTTGATCGGTGCGATGTATAATCCGCAAAACGAAATGTTCCAGCGTTTTAAAACAAAATGTTCTTTTCTACAAAACGAAGCGTACCTATGTAAATCTTTTTTCCTACCCTAATTGGCACAAAAAAGCACCGAAGAAATATGCTTTTTTCGGTGCTTTTTTATTTGGTCATATCACCCCAAAAACACGAACCAACATATAAAGAATATATCATATTCGGTTTTAACGCTGTTTCAATACCATTAAAACGACGTTATATTATACCGCCGGAATCGTGGGCGTGGCACGCTTATATAGCATTATATCCGTATACGTGGCGTTGTAGTTCATGTGTGCATTAAGCTCGGTTTTTATACAGCCTTCGAAGGGGTCGCCCAGAGTCCGATTCTTGCCCATCCATTCACAAAGCTCCACAATAGACGACTTGTTTGACGTGAAGTAAATAAACGAGCGTCCGTTCAAAACTGTCAGCACGTCGAGGTAATCGGACAGCCTCCAATACATCGTATAGGTACCCACTTCGGTTGACAGATATGGGGGATCGACCAGAAACACCGCACCGGGCGTATCCTTGTATTCATTGAAAATCTCCCGATAGTCCCGAGAGGTGATTTCCAGTCCTTCCAAATAATCGGGACATTCCGGATAATCGTTTTTGCGGATATTGTTATAAAGGGTCTCTTTCCGCATCTTTGAAGCACTCATCCTGTATTTCATGGAGAACATAATGGAGGCAGAGAGCGTGATGAAATCTACGTATCCGGTTTCGAGTTCCTCTCGCTGAATGCGGTCGAATACGCACTCTCGAATGTCTCCGGTGATCGCCTTATGCCGAGGTACGGTATTGCCCACGATTTCTCGAATATCGGCGATCAATCGATTGGTATGCGGTATGTTTTCGAGTCGACGGCGGTAGTTGTCGAAATCGTTGTACACCACAGTGGCATTCGGCTTGCACCGCTTGGCGATATGGGAGAGCAGGCCGGAGCCTCCGAACAGGTCAACGAATGTGGCGTCGTCGGGAAACTGTTTCAAAACCTTTATAAACTCACGAGCGAACATGCGTTTTTGTCCTACGAATGGGAGAGGGGCAGATAAATACATTTTCTTTTTTATCATTCAGGTCAAATTTAATATTGTCATTGCCGGCAAAGGTATCGTGCACATGGACTTGTTTCATGCCGAGGCGTTCTCATTCCTCTGCAAGGAGATTGCAGTCGGCTTTGAATCGTCGGATAAGGTCATATACTTTTCGCTCGCATACACCGTATTTCTCGGCCAGCGCAGCCACGATATAGGAGGCTTTCTCGCCATCGGCCAGCAGCCGGTTGTAGTCGTTGAACAGGTCGATATATCGGACATCATCGAGACGAATGCCCGCATCGCAACAGAATTTCAATAGTTCCCGGTTTAATTTCAGTATCTCAATTACTTTCATTCTCCAAAAAAATAGTACATTTGCAATATCTCACTTACATACACATACAAAACAGCCACAAGTGTAGTCTGGGTATTTGCCCCCGGCTACGCACTTGTGGCGTGTATGTGTTAATATGTAGGTGAGATGACTATTGACAGGCCGGGGGCTTTCTTTTTTATCCCCGTCCTCTTGGTTTTTTAGCAGATCCTTTACATACCTGTGTTCTGTTTCTCGTTAAACTTCTGTTCCAATTCTCTCGCCTCCGTTTCGGGGAGTTCCTCCCAATCCGTCAGGTCGGTTCCGTCCGGAGCACTCACCCGGTCGGTAACAGAAAGGGAGCCTTCTTTTCGGGACACCAGCAGATATCCCTCTCTCGCTTTTCGTTTGCATGTATCTCTCTATTTGCTTTACCCTACGATTATCCAGTTTTTATCCGTGGCGATCTGCCGTTCTTCCTCCGTCAGTTCCTCCGCTCCGGGATTCCCTGTGATGTCGATTTGGCGAGTCGTCCCTCCCGAGAAGTCAGGCAGTAGCTCGAACAGTTCCACCAGTCCTTTTCGCTCGAATCGGCAATATTTGATATTGATATGATTCGCATCGCCTTTCAGGTCGAACGGGCTGTCCGGGTGAAACACCAGCCGGCTTATCGGCACACTGCGGCGGGTATCCGTGCCGGGAAAGCTGACTCTCCGCATCTTCGCATACGGGAAATTCACCTCTGTCTGGCGTAACGAATAACAATATGAGAATATATCCCAGCAGTCCACATTCTCCACATTCTTGCCCAAGTCTCCCGGGAAGTTCTCCACTTCTTCCAACAGGGTACAGCTATTGGCGAATCGGATTATGTTTTTACAGTTCGCCAGACTGTCGCCTGCGTAAAACTCTATACGCCGGATATTCGAATTCGAAATAAAATCGGTCATTTGAGTACATCTGTCGTACATTTTCGGCATGCGCAACACTTCCAAGAACTTCGTGTTGTTCGCTATGCTGCTGATACCGGTACGGTTCGGATTCGAATTGTAATTCGTACTACTCAACTCGCAAGTGCTGAAATCCAACACTTCCCGGTCGATTCTCGAATTACCCAGATACGAGACATTGGCAAAATACCGACAATGTTCAATCCGAAACGGGAAATCGAAATACGAAGCCGGGACAGGGCTTCCGATCAGATATTCCACTCTCGCCTTCTCGTTGTACCTCACCTTTTTGACCGAGTAAATCAAGCCGAAACTTACCGGCTTCCACACTTCGTCGCCCTTCACCCGCACATATTCGAGCAGCGGATGGATATACTCCTCCGATACGGTCACTTGGAATTTCAAACCTTCCCCTATGCAAATTGCGACGATCCCGTTTCGCCCGTCGATGTCCAATGTATTGTAGCTGTTGTTCCCGTATCGGGAAAATGTGAGTCCGCCATATATACCGGAACTTTTATCTTCCGCCGCGATATCCACTAACCAGAACTCTCGGCCCCGGCTGTCCGGACGACCTGTTCCCCGAGCGAACTTGTGGTGCGAGGCTCTTGCATACCGGTTTAAAATATCTTCGCTCCCGCCGTCGCCCCAGTCCACTTTTCCCTCCACATAGGTTTGGGAAAAACAGATATCGTAATCTCCTTCGTCAAAGCTGTAACAGACAGCCCAGATATGTCCTGCCGGGCAAGATTCCAAATCCGGCCACAAAGGGTCGGGGTGATACGCCGGCATCCGCTCTATGCGCACCTCCACCGGCACGCTTACCGTTTCTTTCACCGCAACGGCCTCCGGCACGACGATTTGCTCTTTTACCGCGACGGCATCCGGCACAATTATCCGCTCTTTCACCATCACGTAATCGCACTTCTCCATACCTCATACGATTTTAATGTTTGTCTCGTCCTCACCACCATACTCCCAGACTCCGCTCGCAAAATCGGAGTCGGTACGGCAATAATGCCTTTCTACGGTAAGGAATCCCTTACGGAAAGTGTTCGGCTCGAATACGGCTATCAGCTCGCCGTCTCGAAGGACACAATTCACCCGCTTGTCACCCTCCTGTGAGACTTCGCACGTCCGGCCGTATTGATCCCGATAGATGAAGCGGAATTTCAGTTCCTCCACATCGATGGGGACACCATTCATACCTGAAAACTCCAAACCGACCTTAATACCTTCCCACGAGTATTTCACTATGGGCTCTTTTTCACTCATCGCTGCCATCGGATAATGCGTTGAACATTTTTTCCACTAATGCTTTTGTCTCCTCGACCGTGGAGGTCATGGAATAGACATTCATGTTAAAACTGCCTTGCCCGACAGTGACATGACCTTTTTCCACACCGTTTTCCACAATTCGGTAATTGACCGCTTGCAGGGTTTCCACAGTCTCTTTTCCGTTGAACGAACGGCTGATGTTTTCGCTGATTTTTACTAACTCAATCATAATGTTTTGTATTTATGGTTAACTGATAATCCCGCTGTCGGGAATGTCAAATGTCACGTTTTTGGATAGGGAGTCGAGTTGAACGCCGGCCTCACCCGACGAGGAGACCCCATACACGGAACAGGTCAGGTAATAGGTATGGGTTCCCGGTGGAAGGTCCGGATGT